AACAAGTAAGTCAAAACCCCGACGGAAGCGTAACGCTGACATTCAGCAAGCAGGAGGTTGAAAGGTGCGTTAAGGGCGGTGGGTGTTTGGTGATTCCCGTAAATGACCTAGAAGCCGTAATGCTTGAAGCCGCTAAGGATATGTGTGGTCGTAAATGGACGATCTAGCGACTGTCGAGGAAGTCATGGAATACCTCTCCGGCTCTGTGATTGTCTCCGGCGAAAGGACGGAAGAAGGTATGCACGTTCACCTAGCCGACGGAAGGATTCTCTGCTTTATCGGTGATTTCGTAATGGGTGTTTTGGTCGCTGATAAAAGGGTGATGAATTGAGCCTCCAATTAACACCGGACACCTTAGAGGCGATTTATGACTGTCTCAGGGCTTTCTATCCGTTTAGTAAATGGAAACTCCCAGAAGGTAAAAACATTCACCAGTTCCGCGTAAGTAAAAGAAAAGACCAAGAGGGTCATTACACGCGATACGTGGGGACTGACAAGCACATTATTTCCATCTCAGTAAGTCGAATAGGTCATTTTAATTCTCTGGCTCAAGTCATGGCTCACGAGATGATTCATTTAAAGCAAGGTATCTCAAAAACAGAAACACCTAACGCTGTCCATAACGCTGAGTTTTGGAGATTGGCTAAGTCTGTTTGTAAGCGTTTCGGATGGGATGAAAAAACCTTTGTATGAAAGGTAATCGTGGCCAATAACACTGATGCGAAGTTGCTTCAGGAGGCAATAGATTTATACGAGTTATACGGTGGAGCGAAACTAATAAGAAAAGCTGGTGCTTCAGATATTCCCTACACGACTCTGCATAACAGAATTAAAACGGCCAGATTGTTAGGTTACAAGCCTTCGATAAAAAAAGACGCTCCCCGTATATACGAGAAAAAGCGTCTAGGCAAAATGTTTATCGTGATACCGGACACGCAAGTTAAAACCGGAGTCTGCACAGATCATCTTGAGTGGATTGGTAATTACATTTCCGAGAAGAAACCAGATTGTGTAATTCACATTGGCGACCATTGGGATATGCCCTCTCTATCGTCTTACGACAAAGGGAAACTAGCCTTTGAGGGTAGGAGATACGTCAACGATGTAAAAGCCGGTAGAGCAGGGATGGAGAGGCTGATTAAGCCTTTCAAGTCAATACCAGGCTATGACCCCCGTATGGTTTTCACGATGGGCAACCATGAAATGCGGGTTTCTCGTTTTGCTGATAACTGCCCTGAAATGTCGGGTCATGTTGACTTGGATGATCTAGGAATTAAGGAATACGGATGGGAAGTTATACCGTTCCTTCAGCCCATCGAAATAGATCAGATTGAGTTCTGCCATTACTTCACAAGCGGCGTTCTCGGAAGGCCAGTTTCTAGTGCTGCCGTGATGCTAAGAGAAAGACAAAAGTCTTGCATCATGGGTCACGTTCAAACATTCGATATGGCCGTTCATAAAAAGACCCAGAACATCGCAATGATGGTCGGAACCTGTTACCTCCACGACGAAGATTATCTAGGCCCACAAGGAAACAACGTCAGGAGACAGATTGTTGTTTTACACGAAGTCGAAGATGGGAAATTTGACCCTATGTTAGTAAGCCTGAAGTTTTTAGAGAAAGCGTATAGCTAATGTCGAATAACCCGACATATTCAGAAAACGTGTCGAAAAATTGAAGAAAAATATACATGTCAGTCCACCTGATCGGCGTAGTGACGCTAATTTATCTCGCGGTATGTATTTGCCTTTGGATAGAAGGCCGATACGGGCTATCCCTGTGCTTCGGAGGGTATTGCGTGGCGAACGCTGGATTAATTTGGGACTTAATAGCTACGAAATAAACGATTTGCCGTGTAGCGATTACGAGCGCGGCTACATGATTTAGCCTCTTGTACGCTGTATGTGCATACAGTATAATGGGCGGGAACATGGTGCTGAAACACCATGCCCCCTAACCATGAAACCTGTGCGAGAGGTAACGATGGCTGATCTGGATTCTATCTTATATACCAAAGACGAAGCTATTAGGCTTGGCGTTGGTAAATATCTATCTAATAAAGACTGCCCTAAGAAACATAGGCCAGTTCGCTACATAAGCAATGACAATTGTGTGTATTGCGCTAGAGAAAGTGCGACAAAAAGTTATTTTGATAACTGGGAAGAAAAGAAGCGCAAGGATAGGGAATACGGAAAACTGCGAAGGCTTTTAAACCCAGAGGCAGCAAGAAAAAAGGGCAATGATTGGGCGGCTAGGAATAGGGCGCGAATGAGCGCGGCATCGTCTGAATGGGCAAAGAAAAACCCAGAGAAAGTAAGGCTTAGGCGGTCGGAATACAGAGCAAAACAACGTAATGCAATACCGGCTTGGGCAAACAGAGAAAAGATTTTAGAGTTTTATAGAGAAGCGCAACGAAGAACGGCTGAATTTGGCATTAAGTATTCTGTTGATCATATCGTTCCTCTTAAATCTGATGTTGTTTGTGGGCTTCATTGTGAAACAAATTTACAAATAATTACCCATAGCGAAAATTGCGCGAAAAAAAATAGATACTGGCCAGATATGCCTTAACAATGACCCGCCTAGTGCGGGGTTTTTTACGCCCAGAGGAAACATGATTCGCATTGACGAATACTTTGCAGGACACGCCGGAAACTCTGAGATTACCGACGAAATCAAGAGTAACGCCACAGAGTTAATTGAGTCTGTTAATCAGCTAATGCTGGAGGCTCAAGAGGACGGGGTAGGGTTCACGATAAACCCTAAGACGAAAAGCTACATTAGCGGGGAAAGGAACGGCGGGTTTCGGCCTTCTAATTCAACCGTAGGTGCTTCAAAGTCAAAACACAAGACGGGGAACGGTGTCGATATTTACGACCCTGAGAGAATGTTCGCGTCTTGGGCGCTGGCGAATAAGGGGAAGTTAGCGGATGCTGGTCTTTACATTGAAGACCCGCGCTGGACTCCCTCATGGCTGCACTTGCAAAACATCGCCCCTAACTCTGGGCAAATCGTCTACCGGCCCTCGTTGGCTGAACCCCTCGCTTCCTATCCTGAGCCGTGGAGGGCTTAAATGGGACTTTTACCTGAAAACAGCCTGTTACCCGTAACAGCTAATGCAAAGATGCTTGCCCAATCACTAAAGGCAAGACAACAGCCGAGGACTCAATTAACGGGGCAAGGGCTTTTAGATACCGCTGCGGTAGGGCTAAGTCCTGTTCCTGTCATTGGAGACGCTCTAGGACTCGCTGCGGACGCTTCAAGGTTTTATAACGAGCCTGAGAGTAGGACTCCGCTTAACTTTGGACTTGCGGCTTTAGGCTTAATCCCATTCGTTCCGCCTTTAGTCTCTGCGGGTTTGGGTAAGTTCGCTCAGTCTCAAGGAAAGGCACTTACAGCCCCTTCAATGAGTGGACCGGCTAGGAACCAAGCGGGTGCGATTGTTTATCACGGCTCACCACATAAATTCGACCAGTTCGATTCTTCAAAGATTGGAACGGGTGAGGGGGCGCAGGCTTACGGGCATGGGTTGTATTTTGCGGAGAATCCGGCTGTTGCCAAAAGCTATTTGGATGCCGGTGGCGGCGGTGAATTTCTTACGGTAAACAAAGGCGGGAAAGAGATTTATGGTGATTCCCTAACCCCTACGCACTTGGAGGCAATTAAATTGCTTGAAGTCGGCGCTAAAGATGCCGGGCAGTTTAAACACAATACAGCCTACTACGCGAAACAGAGAACCAAAGACCCAGAAGTTATCAAGATGATTGATGAATTAAAAGACGCGAAGATTGGCTACAAGAAACACTCCTCCCTCTACAAAGTAGACCTCCCCGACGAAGCCATAGCTAAGATGCTGGATTGGGATAAACCGTTAAGTCAGCAGAGTAAGGAAGTGCAGAAGGCGCTATCACCATATTTAGGTAAGCCAGAACTTAAAGACGGAATGGCTTTGGCTGGCGGAGGAAATCTAAGGATTGTAAATGACCCTGATTTCGGCGCTAAGTATTATCTTCAAATGGGAGACAGTAAATTTAAGTTATCAGAGCAAGACGTAACTAGATTAGTTGGCTCTGGGTTAGAAGGAAAATCAGTCTATCAAAATGCCGCTTCATTGCTTGGCGGAGACTTGGCTGCGTCAAAAGCAATTCAGCAATCAGGAATTCCAGGCATCCGCTACCTAGACGGAGGTTCTAGGGGCGCAGGTCAAGGAACAAGTAACTACGTTGTTTTCCCAGGCAACGAAGGTTTGCTAAAAATACTTGGCAGAGAGTGAATTTATCTCTCGTAAAGTTTTGTTTCGTTTCTAAGTCCTGCAAGTCTTTTTGTTGAAAAAACAACTGAGTGCATTGATGGGTGGTCTATAGCACTTTTTAGATTGTCTGCATCGTGATAGACGTAAATACTTGGACAATCATTTTTCCCATTTACGGCCATAGAAAATGCCTCGTTTGCTTTCCTGCGCGATTCTTCAACGCCTAATCCAATTTTCAGGAAATGATTTCTGAGGCAACTTATAACAAGTTCAATATCACTCATTTTAGGCAATCTCCATGCAAAAAGGTTTCATTCAATTAACACTTAGCGGATACATCATTACTGGTCTTACCGTGGCCCTGTTAATTAGCGCGGCCATGTTAAAGATTCAATCTTCACGTCTAGAGGCTTGTAAAAGTGAGTTTCAGGTATTTAAGTCTGAGGTTGAGAGATTAGGTAAAGAGGCTCAAGTAAAAGTTAATAAAGAGATCGAAAGACAAAAGAAGGTAACTAACGATGTGTCCTCAGATTACGAAAAGCGTCTTAATTATCTCCGCGATACTTACAACAGGCTGCGCGACCAGCGTTCCAGTGGCAACGGTTTGCCCCCCATTCCCAACGCCCCCCGAAGTGTTGATGAAATCCCCCCCGACTCAATTCCTCTTGCTGGAATCTGCGCGGAAACAACCCAACAGCTAGTCTCTTTACAAGAATGGGTTAAGGCTCAGTCACAGTAGGAACGTCTATCCAGTCTGACCAGCGGATACCCCATTCAGTGTTTTCGTGGCGGCGATACTGCAAGACCTCAGTAGTAACCTCAACCAATGGACTGTCATCTGGTCGATTCACTAAGACTTCTGTTTTCTTTAACCATCTCATTTCAACCATAAAGCCTCCATTAGCTCGGTGCTTCTCTAGTCAACCCTTATACGGTGCTTCTACTGCCTAATACTCAAATCCGTATCCCGTTAAATCAGGGGCTTATCTAAGCGTATCTGAACAATCATTTTAGGCAATTACACTATAAGTCTTTGATTTACATAAAACAAGTAACTAATGCTGCATCATCGGGGTTACGTTTTTATCCATTAAAAATCAGTAACTTAAACGCTTAATTGCCTAGAATTCCTAAAACTGCCTAATACTTTGGCCCCTGAACGAGCTTTGCCTTCCTGTCTCTCAGATACCTTTTTGTAGTCGCCGCCGTGGAGTGACCAGCTAACGCGGTAGGGTCTACTCCTTGACCTTCTGCCTCGGTTAACGCCATCGCCCTTAAATCGTTCGGTCGAGCGTCTTTAACACCGGACTTTTTAACCGCTTCATTGAACATCGTTTTTAGAGTGCTGTAATCGGTCTGGTTTGCGTTTCTGTTTGAAAATAGATACTCGCCCTCGCCAAAGACCTTAGATGCTCTCAAAACGGCTCTATTCAAATCCTCGGACCATCCTACGATGAGCTTATTTCCTGTCTTCTGCTGAACGAAGGAAATCCCCTCTTTTAACAAGTCAGTCCTTTTTATTTTAAGAACGTCTCCTATTCTCTGGCCGGTAAGTTTCTGAACGTCCATGATGATTTTTAACTTAGGGGATGCGTGTTTGTAGATCAGGGAGAATTCTTTGGAAGTGATTAACCTGGTTCTTTTATTCTCAGGGTGGGGCTTGATTCCTAGCGCGGGGTTAAAGTCAACGATTCTGTGTTCAAGGGCGTAGCTGAAAATTAACCTGATTAAAGAAAGCATCCGATTACCCATATTGGGTTTGTCGGAGTAGGCTTTTTTTAATTCGGCTATATCTGAGGGCTTAACGTCTTTTGGGTGGAATTCTTGGAATACGTCTTTTAGGGTTCCCGCAATTCCTTGATACTGCTTAACGGTATTAACAGACTTGCCTTTCGTGATCGTTGGTAAGGCTTCCTCGATAAGCCGCGCCATTCCCTGATTTGAACCACCGTGAATATCCGCATACGTTGAGAGCGCAGCCTGTAAATCTCTGCCCAACGGTATCCATTTGTTCTTTTGGACATAATAATACTTACCGTGCGAAAGATAGACGCAAGCGGGGAGGTGACGGTTTTTCTTCCGAGGGCGCAAGATTAACTCTCAGGACTACTAAGGAACCATCGGGGCGGGTTTTGTATGGAATACCCATAAAGTCTAGCACTTTAGCCCGAGCCTTGTGTCTGGTCCTTCCGGTCAAAGTCTCTAGTTCTTCGTCAGTCAGGAACATTTAAGTTTCCGTATAGCCTCGGCATCCTTGCGCTGGATAACGGCCTTCAAAGCGTCAATGTAATTAAAAAGCGGCTTGTGAAAATCAACATCGCGCCATGTATTGCGTATCCATTTAACGGTGTCAGGCTCCACCGGCATTTCCGACTCATGGATGCGCTTGAGTTCTTCAAGGCTTTTGAGAATGGAATCTTGAATTGAAGTATCCTTCATGCTTTCTTTCCACAGAGCATTTAGACCAGACATAAACGCTATCTGCTCGTCCAGCGTCGGCTTCGTGTCGGTCATTTAACCTCCTTCATATCCTCAAGAACCTTTAGAAGTTCAGGGTCCATAGGAGATAGAGTGTTTAAGGCTCGTTCAAATACTGTGATGAGTTTTGCTCTGCCTTCGTTGTTAAACCAAATTGCGTGATCTTGGCTACAAGGAGTTGCGAATTTGTCAGTATCATAAATAATCATCATTTCTCCATTTGCTTATCACTTCAGCGTGTCAGCCTATATGCGGTGCTTCAAATGCTTATTTGCAAGTTTTTGAATCATTTTCATCTGTTCTTCCCAATCCGGCCCGTAATCGGTTCTATCGCAACATTCGCAACGAGAATCTTCTATTCTTCGCATATACCATTTGTCGTATTCATCCCAAATCTTTACCCAATCAAGTTTCATCCTCTTAACTCCGCACGTTTAGTAGCCTCTGAAGTCCTAACCAATTCAACCCAAGCCCTAGCGGTATCGTATTTAACCCGCGCTCGGTTAGCCTCTCTCCTAGCATTAACCATGTTTGCGATGTGCAACTTATACGCAGGGTCCGCTAGAGCCTCGCTTTCCTTCGCGGCGATACTTCCCCCCTTTGACTGATTGACTAACTCAGCCAGGACTGATTTACGGGTTTCCTCAAGCATATTTGCAGCAGCGTCTAGGTCTGACCATTCTTCGCCAGCTAGACGCATACGCTCGGCTATTTCATTTGGGTTAAAGGCCATTAGAAAGGAATGTCGCTATCCATTTGAGAGAACGACCCGCCTTTACGCGGCTCCGGCTTACCTTCCTCTTTCATCTTGATCTGAAACGAGAGTGCAGGGGCTTTATCGCTTTGGCCTTCCTTGCGCTTCCAAGCTGAAACCCAATACTCCGTCCCTTCCACGTTCAGAGTTCCAGTGAAGTCTGGATGTTTATCTGTGGTTTTCTTCGGGTTTTTCCAGATTGAACCGCGATTGGTGTTGTCGTAGTTGCTCATGCTTGTTGTCCTTCGTTTTGTTTAAGATATTTTTCTTTCAGCCGCGTGTGTTCTTTCTTCATTGCGGACCTCTGTTTACTGTCAAACATCGTCCACAGATAAGCCTTTTCGTCTGTATCAAGCCCTGCGTTTTCTCCTTCCAAAACGGCATCCTCTACGGAGCCAGAGTTAAGCCAATCAATCATCCTTGATGCTACTGAGTCAACTTTCTTAACCTGCTCGGCGGAAAGCTGTTCCTTAACTCCTGACAGGGGTTTAACGTCTGCTTTGATAATCGCCTCTGCTACTTCGTTATCCTGTTTCGGAACGTCCTCCCCCGCGTAGATATAAAGTCCAAGACCATGTAGTGCTATGGCCTTTACAAAGCACCGTTGCATCGCGGTATTCACTTGGAAAGCGTCGGGATTAGCGATAGGCCGGTTCTTGTAATCCATGACCGGAAGATGAGCAGTCCTAGACTTTCCAAAAGCCGTGACAGTGCAATAGACCATCATCGTCTCGCCAAATGTTTTGGGTTCTGGATAGTCATAGGAAGCGTCAGGGTCCAACCTCATAAGCTGGTCCCATGCCCACGCCCAAGAGAGATAAGAAAACCCGTTCTTTTTCTCAATCTTTTCGCTTACGTTGACCGCTGCCAATCGTTCAAAAGCAGAGGGTTTAATATCTTCAGTGGTTCCCATTGATGTTCTCCGTTGACAGTCCACAAGCGATCTGCAAGTCCTGAATATCTACAGGTTTGATGAATCCAGGCTCGCACCCTTCACGGCTGGCAAGTTGTAACTTAGCCAATACCGTCAGGAGTTCCCATTCCTGCTGTTCTACGGGTTCGATGTCCATCACCGCCCCCCCGCCAGCAACCAAGCCGCTTTAAAGCCGTAGCCTTGCGACCAGTAATGCCACCAGAAGCGAAGGCGGCGCGTTACAGACTGCCTAATGAACGATTGCCGTTCGCGTTTTGCGAAATCCGAAAGCATGTAGTAATGACTAGCTGTTTTCATACGGCCTCCAATGTTTAGTAATCTGTTCATTCCTATGTTCAATCCAAACCACAAAGAGAGTGCAAACAAACACAACTGAAGCAAAGGTAATCAAGAGTTCCCAAGCGTATAACAGGAGAAATTCGTGTATTTGGATTAAGAGATTCATATCGCCTCCGCAACTGATCGACGCATTCTCAACTGATCTAAAATCCCGTTCTCTCTTTCTTCCTCGCGTTTATCGGCTATCCACAGTTCTTCAAGCTCGTTCTGCTGGACGTAGTGAATAACCATCCGTTTAAGCCAATCCATCGCTTCATCGGGCTTTCTCTGGACGAGTAACAAGAGCAGTTCGTCAACAGGCTCTCCATCCATCACCTTAGTAATATCAATCCCGTGAAAGGACTCGCCCCACATAATCTGATCGACTATTTCGGATTCAGCTTCACGGAGCCATTTGGTGATCATTTGCATGCCTCCAGTTGTTTAGTTACTTGCTCACGCCCAATCTCTGAACCTGCGTAGAGACAAACCATCATTAGGAAAACTGCGGAAACTACATTTGAGAATTTCGGAAACTTGTTCATTTGTTCTCCTTTTTCCATGCTTCCCAATGGTCACGAATCTGGCTTGAGCCGATATGGTCGTATCCTTTGCAATGCAAGAGTTCATGCTCAAGGATTGAATTGACCCACAGGTAAATGTCACAGGTCATTTTCTGGAAGTCGTATTTCGCGCAGCCGAGAGCAGGGCCGATTAACACGACTACAGCTACGTTTCTGTCACAGCGTTCTTGTGTCTCCCAAAATCCCAATTCATTAACCGTTACTTTGAGATTGGGAAAATCAGAAGGCGGGGCGCGGTGTTCGTTGACAATCGTGCAAGCTCCGAGGGCCATCACCAGTAAGAGGGCGATGAATACGGGCTTGGATTGCTGCTGGCGGCGGTTCATGG